ATTCACGAAAGGGCAAATCAAAGCCCTTTCAAAACGTGGTATCAACCAAGATACCTGTCAAAAGTTTGACTACCGTGTTGCAAAACACAACGGGGTATCCTGTCAGGTAGCGAACTATCACCACAACCAGAAGCTTGTAGCACAGAAGCTCCGATACCCTGACAAGACGTTCAGTTGGATTGGTAATGCTACCGGGCTGTATGGTCAGTGGCTGTGGCGTGACGGTGGTAAGATGGTGGTGGTCACCGAAGGTGAACTCGACTGCCTTTCCGTCAGCATGATACAGCAAAACAAATGGCCTACCGTGTCCGTCAAGAATGGGGCACAGGGGGCGAAGCGTGACATACAGAAATCTCTTGAATGGCTTGAGAGCTTTGAAACAGTGGTGTTCATGTTCGACATGGATGACGCTGGGCAGTCTGCCGCCAGAGCCTGTGCCTCTGTACTCACGCCGGGTAAGGCAAAGATTGCACAGCTTCCCCTCAAGGATGCCAATGAGATGCTCATGGCGAACAGAGGGAAAGAGATTATCTCTGCCATCTGGGAAGCCAAGACGTTCAGGCCAGACGGTATCGTTCATGGCTCTGACCTATGGTCAACCATATCAACCAACGAGGTTGTCTATTCTGTGGACTACCCCTTCGTTGGCCTCAACGACAAGACGCATGGCCTTCGCAAGTCAGAGCTAACCACCATCACTGCCGGGTCTGGCATTGGTAAGTCAGCACTGGTTCGTGAGATTGGCTATGACCTAATCAAGAAGGGAGAGCGAGTTGGCTTCATCATGCTTGAAGAAACCGTTAAGAGAACGGCTCTTGGCCTCATGGGTTTACACCTCGACAAGCCTTTACATCTGGGTCTTGAGCCTGTTGAAGCTGATGCGCTTCGTGATGCTTTTGGTGCTGTCATCGGCAATGGCCGGGTTTATTTCTATGATGCTTTTGGTAGCACCGCTATCGAAAATCTCTTGGCTAGAATCAAGTTTCTTGCTAAAGGAGAAGAGTGCGATTGGGTTATTCTTGACCACTTATCTATTGTGGTTTCTGGTCTTGGGGACGGTGATGAAAGACGATTAATCGACAACGCAATGACAGCCTTGCGTACCCTTGTCCAAGAGACAGGAGTGGGGTTGATACTGGTGTCCCACCTCAAGCGGCCTGACGGTAACAAAGGCCACGAGGAAGGCGCACAGACCAGCCTGTCCCAGCTACGGGGTAGCCATGCTATCGCCCAGCTATCGGACATGGTGATTGGCCTTGAGCGTAACCAACAGGGTGAAGACTCCAACGTCACAACTATCCGTGTGCTGAAAAACCGCTTCAGTGGTGAGTGTGGGGTGGCTTGCCACGCAAAGTACAATCCACTGACGGGACGGATGCAGGAGTGCAATCCAGATTTTGAAGAGGTAGAGAATGAGTTCTAACATGAAAGATGTAACACGAGAAATGATGGTGTCTCAGTTCCAAAAGGCAATGGGGCAACCTATGAATGTTCCTTACTCAAAAAGTGATTTGCATTTACGGATGCGGCTTATCAATGAGGAAGTCAAAGAGCTAGAAGAAGAAGTTAAAAAAGCAAGGCGACAATTAGATGCGGATGCGAAGGTTTCTGATGAAGTCAAAGAAAACATCCTGAAGGAACTGTGTGACATCATGTATGTGGTGTCAGGGTTTGCTGTTACCTTCGGTCTTCCTGTCCAACCAGCCTTTGTTCGTGTTCACCACTCCAACATGAGCAAGCTCGTGGATGGCAAACCTGTGGTTGACGCTGGTGGTAAGGTACTCAAGGGTGAGAACTACTGCCCACCTAGCATGAAAGGTTTGCTATGAGATATGTGTTTGATTTAGAGACTGACGGACTACTTGATGATGTCTCTACCATACACTGTCTTGTCCTCAAGGACATCGACTCAGGTGAGATTATCAGCTACACCGATAACTGGCCTGAAGGTGCTAAGAGGTTGGAAGATGCTGACCTCATTGTAGGTCACAACATCATCAAGTACGACATTCCTGTATTGGAAAAGCTTGGTACGTTCCACCCCAAGGGTCTGGTGCGTGACACGCTGGTCTGCACCCGGCTCGTCTGGGCAGACATCAAGCAGTCAGACTTCACACGCACTGACTTCCCTTCCAAACTCATCGGCTCACACAGCCTACGGGCATGGGGTCACCGCATTGGTAACTACAAAGACGATTATCAGGGTGGCTGGGAAGCGTTCAATCAGGAGATGTGGGAATACTGCATACAGGATGTCGAGGTAACCAACACACTTTGGCAAAAGATTGTTGCCAAGGACTACAGTGAACAAGCAATGGAGCTAGAGCATGAGCTTACGCAAATTATTTTCCGGCAAGAAACTGCTGGATTTGCCTTTGACAGACAGGGTGCTTCTTCTCTCTATGCTCAACTCGCAACCCGGAAGCATGAGCTTGAAGAGGAACTCAAGAAGGCGTTCCCTGATTGGGAGATTAAAACGCCGTTTACTCCGAAGGTAAACTCAAAGAAGTTTGGCTACGAAAAGGGTGTGCCTACCTACAAGGTTAAGAAGGTAGAGTTCAACCCCGGTAGCCGTGACCATGTAGCTGACCGCCTGAAGAAACTGAAAGGCTGGGAACCTACAGAGTTTACCAATGATGGTAAGCCCAAGGTGGACGAAGAAGTTCTGTCACACCTACAGTACCCCGAAGCAAAGTTGCTTGTTGAATACTACACGCTCATCAAGCGGCTGGGGCAACTAGGCGATGGTAACCAAGCGTGGATAAAGGTAGAAAAACATGGGCGTATTCATGGTTCAGTCAACACTAATGGCGCAGTCACTGGAAGAGCCACTCATGCATTTCCGAATGTGGCGCAAGTCCCGGCCATCGGTGTTCCGTATGGGAAAGAATGTCGCTCACTCTTCACGGTTGCCGATGGCAATCGGCTGGTGGGCGTGGATGTAAGTGGCCTTGAGCTACGATGTCTAGCACATTTCATTGCAAAGTATGATGGGGGAGCATATGCGGATACCGTCATTAATGGCGACATCCATACAGAGAACCAGAAGGCGGCTGGGTTGCCCACCCGTAACCAAGCCAAGACCTTCATCTATGGATTCCTCTACGGAGCAGGGGCAGGAAAAATCGGGAGCATCGTTGGCAAGGGTGCAAAAGAAGGCGCAGTCCTCAAGTCAAGATTCCTGAAAAAACTACCAGCCCTAGACAAGCTAATCAAACAGGTGCAGAAAGCATCGCAACGTGGCTACCTTATCGGGTTAGATGGGCGACACCTCAAGGTTCGTTCACCTCATGCCGCACTCAACACTCTACTACAATCTGCTGGCGCACTTATCTGCAAGCAGTGGATTGTCGAATTTGACCGTGCCTTGAAAGAGGCTGGTCTTTCCGATTCATGTCAGCAAGTGGCATGGGTACATGACGAAATCCAACTAGAAGTAAAGGAAGGTATGGCTGATGAAGTCGGACAACTCGCAGTTAAATGTATCGGTAGGGCAGGAGATTTCTTCGGAGTTCGATGTGAACTCACTGGAGAATACAGAGTCGGTAGAAACTGGGCTGAAACCCACTAAGGAGAACCGTAAGAAGTTCGACATCGACTTGGCCTACGGGCAGATGCACGAAGACCAAATCATTGAGATGCTACGAGACAAGAAGCTTGAGGTAAAGACTGAGCGTGGGATGTGGACTAAGACAGGAAACATTGCCATTGAGTTTGAGTCTTACGGCAAGCCTTCGGGCATCAACGCTACGGAATCAGACTACTGGTTTCACAAGCTGGCAGTAGATGATGAAATCTTCTGTACGCTGGTCTTCGATGTACCAACATTGAAGAAGATTGTTGAGAAGCTTGACTACCACAAGGTTGTCAAAGGCGGTGACCATTACGCATCGAAGATGTTTCTGGTGAATCTGTCGAAGCTGTTCTCAACGGACACCCTTAAACTTTACCGTCAACTATCCACTGAGGTATGATATGCACAGAACATTGCTAATAGATGGCGACATCGTGGTCTATCAATACTCAAGCACAGTCGAGCATGAGATTGATTGGGGTGACGATGTGTGGTCATTGTGGGCAGATGCTAAAGAAGCCCAACAGTTAATCCTACAATACCTTGACATTCTCGTTGAGGAAACTGCGGCAGACGATTTCATCTTCTGCTTCAGCGACAAGGATAACTTCCGCAAGGACATCGACTCCACTTACAAATCAAACCGCAAAGGCAAGCGCAAGCCCGTCTGTTATAAGGCAGTCAAGGAATGGATTACAGACCATTACAAGACTGAGACTTGGCAGGGGCTAGAGGCTGACGATGTGATGGGCATCATGGCTACGGCAGATATGCTGGCTGGTGAGAAGGTAATCGTGTCAGAAGACAAGGACATGAAGACCATCCCCGGCTTGCTCTGGCGTTCAGGCGAGATGCTCAACATCAGTCAGGAACAGGCCGACTATTACCACCTGTATCAGACCCTAGTGGGTGACTCTACAGATGGCTACCCCGGCTTGCGTGGTGTGGGTGACAAGAGAGCGACAGAGCTACTCAAGACACCTACATGGGAAACCGTACTCAAAGCCTTTGAGAAGGCTGGGCAGACCGAAGAGGACGCTCTCGTCCAAGCAAGGCTGGCTCGTATTCTCCGGGCTAGTGATTACAACTTTGAATTTGGTCAACCAAATATGTGGAGTCCTGAATGACACTACCAACCAACGCAGAGGAACGTAAAGCCATCCCCATCTATACCGGGTTTGTCAAATACTTTCCTGATGCAATGGCCGCTGTCGCCAAGATATCCCTGAAGGGTGGCATCCAGCATGGGCAAACGCCTGAGACATTGCATTGGGACAGGTCTAAATCAGGTGACGAACTAGATGCCATGATGCGTCATGTGATTGACGAGGATTGGGCACAGGTAGCTTGGAGAGCTATGGCTAACCTACAAAAGCAAATCGAAGAGGAACAGAATTAATGATACCTAACCAGCACTACGGGATGACACTCCCTATCTCAGAAGAAATTGACGCTATCAAGTACAGGCAGACAGGGGAAGACTTTTACTCAAAGGTTGTCCGTATTGCTGGGGCGTTGAAGGATGACCCTATCCACTTTGAAACATTCAAGGACATCCTTCGTCATATGAGGTTTCTCCCTGCTGGTAGAGTCCAAAATGCTATGGGTGCGGCACGGCAGACAACAGCGTTCAACTGCTTTGTCTCCGGCACTATCGAAGATAGCATGGACTCTATCATGCACCGGGCAACACAGGCCGCAGAAACCATGCGGCGTGGGGGTGGCATCGGCTACGACTTCAGCCGCCTTCGCCCACGGGGTGACCGCATCAAATCTCTCGACTCCAAAGCCTCTGGTGCTATCAGCTTCATGGGCATTTTTGATGCCGTGTGCCAGACCATTGCGTCATCTGGTCACAGGCGTGGAGCAGAAATGGGTGTTCTCCGCATTGACCATCCCGATATCGAAGAGTTCATCACAGCCAAGAACAACAGCGACAAGCTGACAGGGTTCAACATCTCCATCGGTGTAACAGATAAGTTCATGCGGTGCTTGGAAGATGGCACTCCGTTCCCTCTGGAGTTTGAGGGCGAGGTCTACAAAGAGGTAGACCCTGAGAACCTCTGGGACATGGTGATGCGTAGCACATGGGATTGGGCAGAGCCGGGTGTTCTGTTTATCGACACCATCAACAAGATGAACAACCTACATTACTGTGAGAAAATCGAAGCCACTAACCCATGTGGTGAGCAACCTCTGCCACCATTCGGTGCGTGTCTGCTGGGTTCTTTCAACCTACCGAAGTATGTGCTTGATGGTAAGTTTGACTACGGCCTATTCATCAATGACATCTATCAGGTTGTTAGGGCGATGGACAACATTGTTGACCGTACAACCTACCCACTGACAGAGCAGGAAACTGAAGCAAAGAACAAGCGTAGGATGGGGCTTGGTGTTACAGGCTTGGCTAACGCTGGTGAGATGTGTGGTCTGCCATACGCCTCTGAGCAGTTTATGGAGTTTACTGAGACTGTGCTTGAGTGCTTGCGTGACCACTGCTACTCCGCATCGGCTGACCTTGCAGAAGAGAAGGGTTCGTTCCCTCTGTATGACCAATACCACTATATGCAGAGCAAGTTCATCAAGACCCTGCCGACATGGGTACAGGAAAAGATTGAACGTCAGGGCATCCGTAACTCGCATCTGACATCCATCGCACCTACCGGGACTATCAGCCTCACCGCTGACAACGTGTCGAGTGGTATTGAGCCACCCTTCAGCCTCTACTATGACCGCACCATCCAGCAGTTTGACGGGCATCAGGTACAGCGTGTCGAGGATTATGCTTACCGTCAGGGTGTCTCTGGCCGTACTGCCAACGAGATTTCAGCAGAGGAACACCTCGCTGTTCTGGCTCTGTCTTCTCAGTTTGTCGATAGTGCTGTCTCCAAGACCTGTAATGTGGGTGACAATGTGACCTACGATGAGTTCAAGAACCTGTATTACAATGCGTGGAAACAAGGATGCAAAGGAATAACTACCTTCCGTGCCGCTGGAAAAAGGTATGGAATTTTGAACGAGGTAAAAGAAGACGAGCCAAACGCAGAAGCTTGCTTCATTGACCCGGATACTGGTCTAAAGTCCTGCGAATAATACCCACCATATAAGAGGACTAGAATGTCTAAAGAAAATAAACAAGTAGAACACTTGCCCGTCACAGTGGTTCAACTAATAGATACACTAGACCATGTATTTCCTGAAGAATCTGCCCGACTAGAGTGGTCAGACAGAGAGGTTTGGGTAAAGGCTGGTCAAAGGTCTGTCGTTAATTGGTTGTTAGAGTTGAAAAGACGGGATGAAAACCCTAACAATATTGAGGATGGATAGATGTGTGACCCAGTTACAATTATAGCGTCTGTCGGAACAGCACTTTTAGCTAAAAAAGTCACTGACGATGCCGCTAAAAAACAAGAAAAAGCCTATAAAGCACAAATTGAAAAAGCGAATGAAGAAGCCGCTAACGCCAATAAGAAGTTTCTAGAACAGCAAGCATCAGACGCTGTTAATCCAAACCTAGTTAAGAAAACAGGTGCAGGAGACACAGGCACAGATGCACTGAAAATCAAAAAGACTGCTGGTGCGGCTATGAATACCCTAGGAATGGGGGGAGCTTCTGGAACTGGTGTGAATATAGCCTAACAAATTAGAAGGTAAATCGTTATGCACGAGAACACTTCCTGCGCCAAGCGGTACTACAAACTTGCGGCTGACAGGGAGATTTACCTTGACCGGGCAAGAGAGTGTTCGGAATTAACTCTTCCTGCCCTTATTACCCCAGAAGGCTTTAGTTCTGCTACAGACCTATATCAGCCCTTCCAAAGCATCGGCGCACGAGGTGTCAATAATCTGGCATCTAAACTGATGCTTCTTCTTTTCCCACCTAACTCTCCCTTCTTCCGTCTGGCGATGGATACTAAAACCAAAACAGAACTAGATGGTGAAGGTGAACTTAGGGCAGAAATCGAACAGGGACTTGCTGGCGTTGAGCGAGAAGTCATGGGAGAAATTGAATCCCGTGCTTTGAGAGTACACGTATTTGAGGCTCTCAAGCATCTGATTGTTTCTGGTAATGTACTTATACATCTCCCCAAAAAAGGTGGACTCAGAGTTTTTCCTCTGTCCTGCTTTGTCACTAAACGTGACCCTGCCGGGGAGCTACTTGAGGTTATCCTAGAGGAAAAGGTGTCCCCACGGGCACTGCCTGAAGGCATCGAAAATATTGATTACACAGGCGATGAAGACCTCAAGATTTATACAAAAATTTATAGAACCGATTCCGATAACTATTATGTTTATCAGGAAGTCGAGGGACAAATAGTCCCCGGCTCTGAAGGCCAATACAAGAAAGCACTAATGCCGTGGATTGCACTGCGGATGGTACACTTGGATGGTGAAGACTATGGACGCTCTTTCGTGGAAGAGTATCTAGGTGACCTCAAGTCATTAGAAGGCTTGATGGAAGCGTTGGTAAGCTCTGCCGCCGCCAGCGCAAAGCTAGTATTCATGGTGAGGCCAAATGCTAGTGTCCGAAGAACTGACCTTGCTAAATCAAAGAACGGCGATGTCATTCTGGGTGACCCCAATGATGTCCGTGTACTTCAGACTGAAAAGTACCCAGATATGCGTGTCGTACTGGAAACTGTACAGCGCATTGAAGAACGTATTTCTTATGCGTTCCTTCTCAACACCGCTATCCAGCGTAATGCTGAACGGGTAACGGCTGAAGAGATACGCTTTATGGCACAGGAACTAGAGTCAGCCCTTGGGGGTGTGTACTCAATCCTGTCACAAGAGATGCAACTGCCTGTAGTAAAGATACTTATGGACAGTATGTCTGCATCTAAGAAAATCCCCAAGCTACCAAAGGGAACAGTTACCCCTGTTATTGTTACAGGTGTAGAAGCTTTGGGGCGTGGAAATGACCTCAACAAACTTAGGGCATATATGGCTGACCTTGTTCAGTTAGCTGGCGTAAGTCCTGAGACAATATCACGAGTAAACTTTGGTGACCTTGTAAACCGTTTGGCTACAGGGCACGGCATTGACACTATCGGTCTGATGAAGACTGAACAAGAACTGCAAGCAGAAATGCAAGCACAACAAGAGGCGCAACAACAACAAATGATTGCCCAAACACTCCAAGATGCCGCACCAGATGTGATTAAAGAAGCTGTAAAACAGCAAGGATAAAAATGACAACACCCAAAATGACTTTGAAGAACGACAACCCAAAGGAAGAAAAGGCAAAGAAGCCTGAGTATCCAGCGTGGCCGGGACGAGAGGTTGCTGAAGTTGGTAAGAAATACATCAACAAAAAAGGCAACATCATACAGTTGGGAGCGTCTAAGTAATGGCTGAAACACAATCAATACAGGTAGAAGGCAATGTCACAGGAAGTGAAGCACCAGTACCAGAAGTTGCTGAAGACCGTCCTGAGTGGCTACCAGAAAAGTTTAAGTCTCCTGAAGAACTTTCTAAGGCATATGGTGAGTTGGAAAAACAATTCACTCAGAGCCGCCAAGAATCTAATCAAAGTGATACTTCAGAGCCTGAACCAGAAGCTACAGCGGATGCTCGACAGGCTGTAGAAAATGCAGGGCTAGACTTTGAATCTTTGCGGAATGAATTTTCCGAATCTGGCGAACTATCTAATAAAACTTACGATGACCTACAGGCACGAGGTATTCCACGAGATATGGTGGACTCGTTCATTGATGGTCAAAAATCTCTAGCCGCCGAATATCAAGGCGAACTATACAGTTATGCTGGGGGCGAAGAGAACTACGAACAGATGTCCGAATGGGCAACTGAAAATATGTCTGACGATGAGATTGATGCCTATAACGATGCAATCGTTTCAGGTAATCCATCACAAGCAAAGCTGGCTATTGAAGCACTTCATTCACGTTATGTGAAAGAAAATGGTTCAGCACCTAGCCTTGTTGGTGGTAAAGCATCTTCATCAGTAGACACTTACGCAAGCTGGGCACAGGTAACCACTGATATGGCAAAACCTGAATACAAGAAAGACTCAGCGTATAGACAAGCTGTGTCTAATAAACTGGCTAGGAGTAATCCGTCATAACTTAACCAGCCTATCAAGGCTGTTAGAAAGTTATCTCTATCCTAATAAACCGTTTGGCTCTCTGCGGAGAACACCCTTTCTGGCGAGTAGTGATTAGCAGAATAACAACCAACTTTAATTTAACTTTTTGAGGAAACGAAAATGGCTAATGCTAACGTATCCGAAATTGGTAAGGTAAATAATGCTGGTACTGCTGATGCCCTCTTTCTGAAGGTGTTTGCAGGAGAAGTCCTTACCAGTTTTGAACAAACTACAGTGACTGCCGATAAGCATATGATTCGTACTATTGCTAACGGTAAGTCAGCACAGTTCCCCGTGATGGGTCGCAGTGAAGCGGCATATCACACTCCGGGCAATGAAATTACTGGCACTGACATCAACCATAATGAGAAGGTCATCACAATCAATGACCTGTTGATTTCAAGCCACTTCATTGCAAATATTGATGAAGCTAAGAACCACTACGATGTTCGTTCAGTCTACTCGCAAGAGATGGGACGGGCACTTGCTTTCCAAATGGACAAGCACGTTCTTCAGACTATGCTTCAAGCCGCCGCCGCTTCAGCTAACGTAGCTGACAGTGGTTATGCTTCAGGTACAATCATCACTAGTGCAAACTCAGGTACAGCCGCCGCTGACTTGATTGCCGCACTGTATGATGCCGCCGAAGCTTTGGATGATGCTTATGTACCATCCGAAGGCCGCTTTGCCTTCCTGAAGCCAGAACAGTATTACCTGTTGGCTAATGCTTCTAACGCAATCAATGTGGATTTCTCCGGCCAAGGCTCTATTGCCACTGGTCAAGTCCCACAGCTTGCTGGTCTTAACCTGATTAAGACATCACATCTACCTACCGCAAACATTACAGGTACTGGTGTAGATGCTGGTGGTTCTGGTTCAGCACAAGCTGTTGATGCGTCCAATACGACTGCCCTCGTTGCACATACCTCTTCTGTAGGTACTGTGAAGCTGATGGACTTGGCTGTTGAGTCAGATTATGACATTCGCCGTCAAGGTACTCTTATGGTTGCTAAGTACGCAATGGGACATGGTGTCCTGCGTCCAGAAGCGGCTGTACAGATTCAGTCTGCATAAATCCTATAGCGGAAGTCTTTCGGGGCTTCCGCTTTTTTTTACATTTAAGGAACTAACATCATGGCTCTTATTGCACCAACCTCAAAGATTGAGGCTGTAAATATTATGCTTTCAGCCATCGGTGAGTCTCCTATATCTAGTCTGAACAACCCGTCATTGGTGGATGTGTCTTTGGCTGAGTCCATATTAGATGAGACTTCAGTAGATATACAAACACAGGGACTACACTGTAACACTGAAATCAACTACCCCTTAACAGCTAATGTTAATGGCGAAATCATTGTACCTACCAACTGTGTACGAATTGACACCACAGAAACATCGGCTGATATAGATGTAACTCAGCGTGGCAACCGTCTATATGACCGGGGAAAACGAAGCTTCACATCCTTCACAGGAACACTCCGTGTTGAGATGGTACTGTTGCTGGACTTTGAAGACCTACCACAGCACGTTAGACGATACTCCACTGTAAAAGCCGCTAGACGTTTCCAAGGCCGTTACATCGGCTCTGAGAGCCTTGGTGGGTTTACAGAGATAGATGAACGTGAAGCAATGGTTCAGTTTGAACGTGCAGAGAAGTTGAACGAAGACAACAACATTCTGTCAGACAACTTTGATACATACAAAATTCTTTCACGAGGTTCGCCTCGCAGAGCAGTAAGGTTCTAAGTTATGCCTCTAGTTTCTACCAGTATCCCGAATCTACTTAATGGGGTTAGTCAACAGCCATCGTCACTACGACAGTTGACTCAGGGAGAAACTCAAATCAACGCTTTGTCATCAGTTATTGATGGACTTATTAAGCGTCCTAGCACAGAGCATATTGCTAAAATATTAAACAGTACCGTGACCGATGCGGCTGTTCATATTATTGATAGAGGTGTTGATAATAGACACATTGTTGTAGTTACAGCTACTAATTCATCCGCAACGGTGGCTGTGTTTACGCTAACTGGAACTTCTGTTACGACAAATGTAACCAGTAGTGCTGACCAATATCTATACACAAACAACCCTCAAAGAGACTTAAAGTTTCTGACGATTGCTGATACGACTTTTATTCTTAATAAGTCACAAACAACAGCAATGAAAAACACCACTACGCCGGGTACTCTTGAATCTAAAAAGTACCAAAGCTTTTCAGATTTGCCTACTAACAGAGAAACTCACTATACAGGCGATGGGTCACAACGAAGATTTGCTATTGGTTTTAATTATGGCAAAACCTCTGACATCCAAGTAAGGGTAAATAGTACTAATAAAACTAGCGTTATTACTATTGAAGGTACTGACCAATCTCGTATTAGATTTCCTTCTAATGATGTTCCTGCTAGTGGGGCTAGTATTGTTATATTTGAACGCCCCAGCGCAAATGAATATTATGAAATCGTAGGTGATGAAAATAGCTCATTTGATAACTATTATGTTAAATCCCTTAGTGGTACGTCATACGAAGAAACTGTAAAACCGGGGATTGCTTTTGAGTTAGATGAAACGACTCTACCAGTAAAACTTGTTCCAAATAGTGCAACTAACCCATCAGCGTTTACGCTTGAATACAGCACATGGAATGACAGAACTGTAGGTGATGAAGATTCATCCCCAGACCCATCTTTTATAGGGCAAAAACTAAACGACATATTTTTCTTCAAGAACAGACTTGGGGTTCTATCTGAAGATAAAATCATTATGTCAGCCGCAGGGGAATTTTTTAGATTCTTCCCTAACACAGTGACCACATTACTTGCTGGTGACCCTATTGATGTGTCGGTAAGTCATACAAAGATTTCTCTACTTAATCATGCAATCGCTTTTAATGAGTCACTTACTTTGTTTAGTGACCAGACACAGTTTACTATTACAACGGCTGGTAACCTGACCCCCCAAAGTATTTCTATTGTACCTAGTACAGAGTTTGAAAATAATGTAGATGTCTCTCCCGTAGGTGCTGGTAACTCATTATACTTTGTTACGCAAAAAGGAAACTTCTCTAGTCTAAGAGAATACTTTATTGCGTCTGATACTGTTATTACGGATGCACTAGAAATTACTGCACACGTTCCAAAGTATGTGCCAAATAATGTGATAAAACTAGCAACATCAAGCAACGAAGATACTCTAGTCGCCCTATCACACGATGCTAATAGTAGATGGAAACTATTTGTGTATAAATGGTTTACTGATGGTAGGCAAAAACTACAGTCTAGTTGGTCTACATGGGACTTTAGTTACAATCAAAGTTCCTCTAGTGGAAATGCTAATGAAGGTATCTTAGATATAGAAATTATTGATAACGATTTGTATATGGTTGTCAATAATACGGATGGTGTTTACCTAGAAAAGTTACCACTGCAAGTCCCTGAAGATGGTGAATTAGGTTTTAATGTTAGGCTTGATAGAAAAACAATATTAAGTGGGACAACGGATGCCACTTATGACTCTGCTACAAATACAACAACTTGGACATTACCTTACGAAATAAATACTTCACAAGAAGTAAAGGTAATTAAGTATAATAATTTTGGGGACAGAGAGGGCACAGACATTACAACAACACGCCCCTCTACAACAACTGTAGCCGCCACAGGAAACTTTACTTCCTATTCCGTGCCCCTCCCTCCACCGGGACAATTATTTATCCACGAAGTTTTAGTTGGTATTCCGTATGACATGACCTATGAGTTCTCTACACAACACGTTAGAGAAAAGAATGGGGCACAGTCCGTACAGTCCGGGCGACTACAATTAAGAACCATGCGGATTAACTATGAAGACACTGGTTACTTTAAGGTACAGGTAACACCAGAAGCACGACAAACTTACGAGTACGAGTTTACAGGTGTTGTACTCAACCAATCAGGTTCTACCATCGAAGATGTTATTCTTTCTGATGGTACTTTCCGTTTTCCCGTCCAAGCAAAGAATGACCAAGTATCAGTAAAAGTTACATCTGATAGTTACCTACCAGTACAAATACAAAACGCTGAGTGGGAAGGTCATTACACAATAAGGTCACAGAGAATCTAATGTTAAAAATCGTTGAGGCTCACCCTATGGATGCTATGTATTTAGCACCTAAACTAAGGCAGATAGATTTGCTTGAAGTTAAGGCTGTAGGACACACCCCATACGAAGCATTAAGCACTGGATTTAATTTACCTAACAGTGTGGTCTATTCGGGACTAAATAATAACGAACAGGTTGTATTGATGTTTGGTTGCTCACAAGCACCTGATGACAAAGATGCTGGTGTTATCTGGCTATTAGCATCAGATGAATTAGATGAGTTAAGGAAAGACTTTCTTAAACTATCGAAACATTGGGTAGAACAGATTAGTTCACCCTACAAATATGTTTACAACCTCGTTCATAAAACAAATAAGAAAAGTATTCGCTGGCTTAGATGGAATGGATTTACTGTAGATACAGATAAAATTTACAAACAAGGCGGTGAAGATTTTCACTTGCTAATTAAGGAAGCTTAGACATGTGTACGCCAACAGCCATGATTACCAGTGGTATGCAAATTGGGTCATCTTATGCCCAAGGACAAGCCAACGCACGAATGACAGGGCTACGAAATCAGGCGGCAACAGCTTCAGCTACATCTGCACTTGCTATTGACCAAGCCATTCTTCTCCGTCAGACCAGTGAGCAAGCCGACAGGTTTTCCCAACGTAGTGTCGATAGAGGACGAGCCGCAATGGAGATGGCTTCTATGGCTCAAACTATGGCTGGGGAAGGTAATGTTGGTGGTAACGCTGTCAAAGCACAACAACGTGCTATTGCCTTCAAAGAAGGTGAGATAAAGGTCAGAGATGACAAGTCTTACGAAAGCGTTATGGCAAGCATCCGTGACCAAAACACCAAAGCAATAAATAGAATGGTGTCCAGAATGAATAGTTTACCAACCCCTCAGACACCCAACCTGTTAGCAACTGCAATCAATGTTGGTGCGAGTAATATGACAGGGGCGGCGGCTGAGTCATTTGATGGATGGTTTAACGAAACATTCAATATAGGATAAGAGAGGACGAGACATGGCAGAACAAAGAAGGCCAATAGGCAATCTGCCGGGACAAGGTGAGACAAGTATCTCTGCCGCCCGTCCGATTGATGCCTTTGCCGCACCACCACCCCTTCCTAAAGTTACAGCCGCTGACCAACTTGCTAATGCGTTTGGAAACCTAGGTAAAGCAGGGGCAAAAGCTTCTGCACAAGCTGAAGCAAAGCGTGAACGTGAACGAATTGACCTAATGGCAGAGACAGCCCGTGACCACGCTGTACGCATGGCGGCTGAAAACGAAAATGGGATTATTACATCTGTTCAACTAGGTGAGCATTACGCTGACCTGTCGGATGCCATCATTGCCCGGATTGTACGAGAAGAGAACAACAACTCTTTCTACAACATGGCAAAGGACAAATTGTCTGGCCTTAGTGATGACATCATTATGAACAAGGGTGCGCTTGAAAGCATCTACACTAAACTTGAAGAAGATGCTATCGCTTCTACCACTAACGAAGAGACAGGTGAAATCTACCAGTTTGCCCAAGGTGGGGCACTGAGAGGTATCCGTAGAGCTATCCAAGAAAAGAGTGGACAACACGCTTCAAGACGAGACAGCATCGTCCGTAAACGTGCAGAAACTGTTACTACTGGACAAGTAACTACACTTCTCGACTCAGCCTACACCGATGGTATTGCACAAACTGGTGACATCAACATGACTGCAATCATCGAAGGTATTGCGGCAATCGACAAAGAAGTGTCTCCCTTTGATAACGTAACCCGGAAGGGAATTATTGTTGACGCTATTTTAGCATGGGATAAAAACAATCCTGATAAAGCACCTCTCACTGATGCCATTATGGACAAAGTTCCATTTCTAAAAGGCTCAGTTACAGAAGCAAAAGTTGCTAATGCACGGGGAGCTATCGCATCCGCAAGAATGACACATCTGCGTAATGAAGCTTTCATAGCTAGTGAAGCAGAGAAAGAACAGTTTAATACTAATGTAGCTAATGTAAATGCCATCACAGAAGGTGACTTGTCCGTTGCTGACCAGATTAAAAAGCTAGACGAATTACAACGAGACATGGCTATCGCCGCCGCAAAAGACGGGGCTAATGCCAGTGAAGTTAAAATAGCTAACGACACTTGGGCATACATTGAGACTATGAAGCGGTCACTAGAAGTACCACCTGATGAAAGTTCTGCAAATCGAGTCAAGGTAAGAACTAATATTCTTTCTGGGGCAACCGCCGGAACTCTGACAGTAGACCAAGCGATTGCACAGGTCAGAGCTAGAGATGATATTTCACCTAATGATAAAGCAACCCTTATTAACGAGATACCACAGCTTATCCAAGGTGGTGGCATCATTGCCACAGAGACACATAACACAGCCTACCGTCAACGTGTAGGTGGGTCTGTAGACACTTATGACAAGGACAAGACCCTAATGGGTGTTGGACTGAAGCTATCTATGGTAGGTGAATCTGTTGACTCTATTGCTAGAGAAATCTGGGATGACACAACCATTAATCTCATTGAACAGCACATGGAAGAAAACGAAGGTCAACTTCCTAATATTCGTGCAATGAACGAGATTTATGACAAGGCAGAAGAGACTGTTAAATCCCGTCTGGCTGAACTTAATAAGCTAAAAGAAACCGCTGGTAACATGAGTCCAGCACAGGTTCGTAACAGGGTTGATACACTCACTGACGAAGAATATGACCCTACAAAGGACATCAACAGTGACCAGTTCAAGCCTGTAAAAGACCAAGTTTACCCTGCACCTAATGGTGAAGGTAATGTTAAGTATATTGGTAAGTTACCTGATGACCCATTCAATGATGAAAACTGGGTGTTGGTTGGTGACGATGGTGAAGAGATTGTACCCCCTGAACCTGAAGTAACAGTTACAGAAACTGAAACAGACACAAAAGTATCACGAAACAAAACAGTAGCTAAAGAACAGGCTGAAGAGCGTGAAGCTGTAGCTGGTGGCTATGAAGACTTGAGTGAAATCTTTAGTCAGGAAAACCAAGAATTTAGCCTACCTGAAGATACACTTAATGCCCTACTAGAACAGGTGACCAATACACCATTAAAACGTAGGCAGACAAGTGTTCCTGATTCAACTATCAAAGACATTATTCTGAAACAACTTGGGCTAGAAGGTAACTCATACTTTGATTTTGGTGGGCTTGATGGCGCAAACCTAGATGGTGAAGTAGCAGTAGAAAAGCTTATCGAAAGACTCAAGGAATTAGACCAAAGGTAATAACATGGCAAATCGGTTTGGATTTGGTGGGGGAAGTCAAACAACCACACAGGGCGGTAACCGCTTTGGTTTTGGTGGTGGGGGTGTAACTCCCTCTGCCCCTATGTCTACTAGCTCTGGCTTCAATTCTATGTATGAGTCAGTAGGTGATACTCTCTATGACCAAGACCTAATCGAAGATAAGAACTTTGTAGAAGCGTCAAAGATTATTTACCAGATGAATAATGGTAAGTATGCACAGGGCTTTCGTGATGACAAAGAATATGCGAGATACGGCATTGAGATGATGGGTTGGTTCAACTGGAACTTGCCTAAGATGACACTTGATGCTTCTCGTATCTCTGGTGCTAATGATAGCCAGAAACGTGCTTTCTTATACATGATGGAGTCATACGATGACTTAGGTATGTCATGGAATGGCACTGCACGTTTATTCAAAGGCGCACTTACTGACCCTACCACATACCTTGGTATCACTACATTTGGCCTTGGTACTGCCGCCGCTAAAGGTACAGCCGCTGTAACAAAAGAAGGCGTGAAGAGCGTCCTTCGGCAGTCTGTTAAGGGTGGTATTATTGCTGGTACTGAAGCTGGTATCTATGGTGCTGTCGATGACATTAACCGTCAGGTAGTCGAAACGGCTGTCTCTGGTGAGGACATTGACTTTGGTAGAGCCGCTAAAGCTGGTGCAACCACCGCTGTCCTAGGCTTCGGTCTAGGTGCTGGGGTTACTGGTGTAGCAAAAAAGGTACAGCTATCTAGGGCTGAGAAAAAAGCAAAGGCTGAGACAAAGACTACGAAGGCGACTGATGTAGACGAACTACCAGAGATGACTACGGCTGAAACTGTAGCCGCACAAACACCTATTGGTAGGATTAGAACTGAGTTAGATACTGTTGTAAAAGCAATCAAGCGTACAGTCCCGGCTGGCAAAGTAGCCGCTATAACAGAGGATGGTACACAGAACCTTGATGAGCTTGTAAAAACAGTCGAGCCTATCCAACAGATTGTTGCAAAAGCGTCAGCCAAGAACCCACTGGAGTTTGTAGACTTCTTAAACAAACAAGAGTTTGCTCCCGGTCAACGTGAGGCACTAGAGGTTGTCACTAACCAGACAACATCGGTTCTCAAAACAAAGGTGTTCCAGCTACGACAGCAACAGGCAAAAGTCAGTGGTGATGAAGCAAAGGCTATTGGTGACCAGATAGATAAGATTGAAGAAGTCATCCAGCCTATTGACCAACTAGACTCTGCTCTATCTACAATCACAGGACAAACTCTCCGGGCACGGGCAGAAGGACTGAACACAGGCGAAGTCCGTGGGATGACCATTGCCTCTCTACAAGAACAGGGGCTTACCCGTTCAGATGCGGAGAAGCGGTTCGATGAAATCTTTGCAGAAAAGCTGATTAAAAAAGAACGCACCCAAGAGATTAAGAAGCTAGATATAGCTATTGAAGAAGCACGAGTATCGGGTGACCAAGCACGAGAGATTAAACTACGGCGTGACCGTAAGCTGAAGGTTGCTGAGTTTAAGGAAGAAGCACTTCGTCAAGAAGAAACTGGCTTCCAAACTCTATATCGACAGGTTAATAAACCTATCAATGTGCTTAACGAGATTATGATTAGTTTTGTATTCTCCCCTGCTACGGTAATCATTAACACCGTGCCATCACTGGCGAAGGTATTCTACAAGCCTTTCCTTAACAACCTGATGCGTGATGGACTGTCTAGTGCGTCCCTCAAGACAATGATGTCTGAGTACACCGCTATGGCATCTTTCGCACCATCAGCACTCAAGGCGGCACGAGCCGCATGGCGTTATGAACGCTCCATGCTAACAGGTGACTCCGCACGTTTCTTGGAAGACTACAACACAATCCCAAAGAAATTTGGTGGTGGTGTCATCCGTTTCTTCCCACGCCTTTTGCTTACCACAGATGCTCTGTTTGAGAACGTCCATTACCGTGGGTTTACAGTAGGCAACGCTACAGCTACTGCTATAGAAGATGGTGCGGCTAAAGGTTTGAAGGGTAAAGAACTTGATGACCATGTAGCTAAGAAGGTGCAGAAAGCACTTGATGACGCTTACGAGCCTGAAGAGAACGCCATCGACATCTTGATGACCGAAGGTATCTCTCGTGGATTAAAAGGTCAGAAGCTTCAAAACTTTATTAACAAAGAACTAGAAGCTAGACCAGAAGCGTTTCAAAAGGCTACCAACAAAGAAGGCCGTGACTACGTTCAGGACGTTCTATTCAAGCGTGACTTCTCTGGCGAGGGGTCAGCATCTAAGCTTGCTAAAGGCTATGAAGCGTTTGTAAACAAGAACCCTATTATGCGTATGGCTGGACAGTTGTTCTTCCGTACACCTGTGCGTGTGTTTGAAGAAGGCATACGGCTAACACCGGGCTTGAACCTTATCTCACCAAAGTTCCTTAGTGACCTCTCAGGTGCTAATGGTTCTATGCGTCAGATTCGGGCACAAGGCGAGGCTATGATGTCCTACGCTATTGCTGGCTCAGTGTTCTCGCTGTACTCCACAGGCAACGTCACAGGTTCGCTAGGTGATGACTACAAACAACGCCGACAGGCTGAGAACGCTGGTGAACTTGAGCCTTATAGTTTGCGGTTCAGTGATGGAAGTACATTTAACTTCCGTAACTTTGACCCCTTCTCTACGCCAATAAAGATTATGGTCAATGCTCTTGAACGGGCTGAGACTCTAATGTACCGGGCAGAGCAAGGTGAGAAGATTAGCCAGACAGACATGATGTTCAATCAGGCTATGATTTCAGTTGCTGTAGGTTCTATAGCTCAGTCTATCCGTGACGCTAACTTGGCATCTGGTGTGGATGCTATCTTTACTCTTGTAGAAGATTTACAGGATGAGAATGGCTCAGAACAGCTTATCAAGTTTGCAGGACAAAAGGTTCAGACGTTCCTACCTAACACATACTACAAGATACAAATGCTGGACAATCCCGTTCTAAGTGACCCAGCAACACTAGAAGCTTTCATTCGCTACAGGATTAACCCTGATGACCCTCTAGTCCCCAAGCAATATACTGCGCTGGGCAGACCACGGACAGTCAGCAATCCGATGGCAAACCTTATCTACTTTGACCGTTCTACGGCAGAGGAGAAGAAGCGAGGTGTGCCTGAAAAAGAACTTAGAGTTGAACAGTTTCTGTATCGGTTAGCACAAGTAGGTAACACCCACTTTACTGCACCTTACAAACATAAGTATCTTCGTAATGTTGACCTCAGAACTCGCATAACAAGCGATGGTAAAGAAAGTTATTACGATAGATGGATGAGATACACACATGAATCTGGACTAATTGATGCGCTTGATAGCCTCAGAGGACTACCTATGGGTACGGAATCTGATGTAGGTATTGCTGAAGCTGAAGCCAAGAGCATGATAAATAAGTTCAGAGAAGTATCGTTCATCAGACTTATGATGGAAGAATCTGGTGTGACTGAAGAGTATATCAGAAACGAAATAATGAGGGCTGAAAATCAAGCTGGGATGAACTATGTCCCTAACATACAATTTCAAGGAAATAATTAAATGTCTTTTGCGATTACAAGAACAAACGGTGACGGGTCTACTGATTCCTTTGTCATCGGTTTTTCATACAGGGATGAAGCCGACTTAATCGTGAAAGTCAATGGTGTAACACAGACCCTAAATACACACTTCAAGGTAAGAACCGGGGGTACAATCATTGACTTTTCTCAAGGTTCGTCCCCTCTTGGTATCCCACCAAACGGGCACTCTGTCTTTATCTCCAGAGCAACCAGCCAAACTTCACGCCTAGTGGACTATGCGGCTGGCTCAGTGTTTAAGGAAGCTGACCTTGATACTGACTCTGAGCAGGGCTTTTTCATGGCACAAGAGGCCATCGACATTGCTAACGAGTCAATCACGGTTGATGCTAATAATAACTGGGATGCTGATAATAAACGTATCGTCAATGTTGCTGACCCTGTAAACAACCAAGATGCGGTAAACAAGCAGTTTATCTCTTCCAACCTACCTAATATTAACACGGTATCTGGCATCTCGTCAGACGTTACGACTGTCGCTGGTATTGCATCAAATGTCACCACAGTTGCGGCTGACCAAGCTGACATTGGTACAGTCTCGTCCAACATCGCCAGCGTCAACACTGTAGCCACCAACATCGCTGATGTGGTGACTGTAGCTAATGACCTGAATGAAGCAATCTCAGAAATCGAGACTGCCGCTAACGACTTGAATGAGGCTACCTCAGAGATTGACACGGTTGCTAACGCAATCGCCAACGTCAACACAGTTGGTACTAACATCTCTAATGTCAATACGGTTGCTGGTGTCTCTAGCGATGTGACCACAGTAGCTGGTAACAACGCCAATGTATCTACCGTGGCTGGCATCTCAGGTGATGTAACGACTGTCGCTGGTATCCAAGCAAACGTAACAACGGTTGCCGGAGATGCGACTGATATTGGTACGGTAGCGACAGACCTCGCTGGTACTGACACCATCGGTACGGTTGCCGGGAGCATCACTAACGTAAACACCGTGGCTGGTAACAATACCAACATCAACACGGTAGCTGGTGTATCCAGTGACGTTACAACAGTGGCTGGCATTTCTTCTAATGTATCCACTGTGGCAACTAATAACGCCAATGTAACGGCTGTAGCTGGTAATACTACGAACATCAACACGGTGGCGGGTGCGGCAACCAACATTAATACAGTTGTCTCTAACCTGACGAATGTAAACAACTTTGCAGACACCTACTTCATTTCTGCAACAGCACCAGCAAACCCTACACAGGGTGACCTCTGGTTTGATACTGACCCTGCATCTTTGGTGATGAAGGTTTATGATGGCTCTGGCTTTGTTAATGCTGGTTCATCAGTCAACGGTACAAGTAACAGAACAACCTACACAGCAACGGCTGGGCAAACTAGCTTTGCCGCAACCTATGATGCTGGCTTTGTAGATGTGTACCTGAACGGTGTGAAGCTGATTAACGGTACAGACTTTACAGCTACCAACGGCTCTACTGTTGTACTGACAACTGGTGCGGCAGTAAACGACACCGTAGACATTGTGGGTTATGGTACGTTTGAACTACAGAACACATCGTTGGATGACCTGTCTGACGTAAGTTCAGCCTCGGCATCTACTGGTCAGTTTCTAAAGTGGAATGGTACTAATTGGGTTGGTGACACTGTGTCTACAGACCTTGTAGCGGACACTACGCCACAACTAGGCGGTAACCTTGACCTTAACAGTAACAATATTACTGGCACTGGTAACATTAGCACAACAGGCACCGCAACCTTTAGTGCGTCCAGTCAAACACCAGTGAGAATAACCTCATCCAACACCGCCAGCTTCATAGAGATGGGCGACTCAACTGGCTCAATACGTTTTGGCACATCATCGTCTGGCGATATGACATTCTTCACTGGCGGTGATGCGGCATATGGCGGTGAAGCTAAAGTGATGACGCTTGATAGCAATGGCCTTTTAGGTATTGGCACTGCAACACCAAATCGAACATTAACAGTTGAAGCTAG